GTATCTCCCAAGCAAAGCAATTGCTTCACTATCAGACTCAGAGTATCGAGCAACTACTAGAGCTAAACGCAAAGGCAGGAAAATGGGTAAGCAATTTGTGGCTCAACCCAAACGGATTGCCAAAAAAGTAAGAAGTTATAGAAAGGTAACATAATGGCTAGACAACTAACAGAAAAACAACAAAAATTTCTTAATGTCTTATTTGATGAGGCAAGAGGAAATGTTGTTGAAGCTAAAAGATTAGCAGGTTATTCAGAAAACAATTCTACTACAGAGATTGTAAAAGCTTTGAAAGAAGAAATTGTAGAAATAACTCAGTTGTATATGGCTAGAAATGCACCAGTAGCTGCCATGTCGTTAGTAGACGGCATGGTAGAGCCTACACAGTTAGGACTAAGAGATAAATTAGTAGCAGCAAAAGATTTATTAGATAGAGTAGGATTAGCTAAAACTGAAAAGTTGCAAGTAGAAGCTTCAAATGGTTTAATGATACTCCCCCCTAAAGATCGGGATAATAATGAGGAGAGTTAATAGTGCGAGACAAGTTACCGCAGATTGGTTTATGGATATTACCACAACCAAAAGAAGCTTATGATACACAAGAGTTTTTACCAATTCCTAATATTAAAAATTCCAAGACTGCTCCTTTTGGATATAAAATAAATGATGAAGATAAATCTATCTTTGATCCTATTCCAGAAGAGTTACAAGCTTTGGAAAAAGCAAAGCAGTATCTTAAACAATACTCATCTAGAAAGGTGGCTGCTTGGTTAACTACTGTTACAGGAAGATCTATTACACATATGGGACTATTGAAACGAGTAAAAGATGAAGGACGAAACAACCGCAAAGCTCAAGTATTTAGGCAGTGGGCCAGAAGGCTCGAAAAAGCCCTCAAACTTGCGGAAAAATTCGAGAAAACCAAAGGCTACAGGCAAGAAAAGAACCTCGAAGCCCAAGCCAATGGTGCTAGAAAAGTCTGCTAAAGAGCAAATAGATTTAAGTGAACAAAATGTAATATTTAAACCTAATGCAGGACCACAAACTAAGTTCTTAGCAGCAGGTGAAAGAGAAGTTTTATATGGTGGTGCAGCAGGTGGTGGTAAATCATATGCTATGTTAGCAGATCCACTACGATATATGGGACATCCACAGTTTAGTGGGTTGTTATTACGACATACTACAGAGGAATTAAGAGAACTTATCTGGAAAAGTCAGGAGATATACCCTCAGATATACCCAGGCATTAAGTGGTCAGAAAGAAAAATGCAATGGGTAGCACCAAATGGGGCTAGATTGTGGTTTTCTTACTTAGATAGAGATGAAGATGTACTAAGGTATCAGGGTTTAGCATTTAGTTGGGTAGGTTTTGACGAATTAACGCAGTGGGCAACACCTTTTGCATGGGATTATATGAGATCTCGACTACGAAGTACTGCAAAAGACTTGCCTATCTATGCTAGAGCAACAACAAACCCAGGTGGCCCAGGTCATGCATGGGTAAAAAAGATGTTTATTGACCCTGCACCTGCAGGAGATTCGTTTTGGGCTACTAATATAGAGACAGGTGAACCTTTAGCATATCCTAAAGGACATAGTAAAGAAGGTGAACCCTTATTTAAAAGAAGGTTTATACCTGCATCGTTGCAGGATAACCCATTTCTTTCTGAACAAGGTGATTATGAAACAATGTTGCTTTCTTTACCAGAGCATCAAAGAAAACAACTATTAGAAGGGAACTGGGATGTAGCAGAAGGTGCAGCATTTCCAGAATTTAATAGGAATATACATGTTATAGACCCAGTAGATATACCAAGAAACTGGGTAAAGTTTAGAGCTTGTGATTATGGATATGGAAGTTATTCTGCTGTTGTTTGGTTTACTGTATCACCATCAGAACAACTAATAGTTTATAGAGAGTTGTATGTAAGTAAAGTATTAGCTAAAGATTTAGCACATATGGTATTAGAGGCAGAAGAAAATGATGGAACAATACGTTGTGGAATATTAGATTCATCATGTTGGCATAAAAGAGGAGATACAGGACCATCACTTGCAGAAACTATGATTATAGAAGGGTGTAGATGGCGACCTGCAGATAGAAGTGCAGGTAGTCGTATAGCAGGTAAAAATGAAATACATAGTAGATTACAAATAGATGAGTTTACAGAAGAGCCAAGATTGGTTATAACTAGTAACTGTACAAATTTAATTGCACAATTACCAGTGATACCTTTGGATAAAAGAAATCCAGAGGATATAGATACAAAATCAGAGGATCACTTATATGATGCTTTGAGATACGGAGTAATGAGTAGACCTAGATCAAGCCTATGGGATTATGATCCTAATACAGCAAAGGTATCTAGTTTTACACCATCAGATAAAGTTATGGGATATTAGATATGGCAGAAGAATATGTAGATGAACAAGTAGTACTAGATGATAGAGATGGATTAGAACAAGAAACTATAGAAAATTCTATGGTTGCTCTTGTTATGGAACAATTTACAAGAGCAGAAGATTCTAGAAGAATAGATGAAGAACGATGGCTAAGATCTTATAGAAATTATAGAGGTATCTATGGACCTGACGTACAGTTTACTGAAACAGAAAAAAGTAGAATATTTGTTAAAGTAACTAAAACAAAAGTTCTTGCTGCATATAGTCAAATAACAGATGTACTATTTTCTAATAATAGATTTCCAATTAGTATAGAACCTTCAGTGCTACCAGAAGGTGTAGCATCTGATGTTCATTTTGATCCTAAAGCACCACAAGAAGATACACCTGCTAAGATGGCTCCAATACCTAGATCTATGCAAGGTATGTATGGTTATGCAGGAGATGGTAAAAAATTATCACCAGGTGCAACTATATATACATTAAGAGAAAAACTTGGACCTCTAGAAGATATGTTAGAACCAATAAAAAATTTAAAAGAAGGAGTTGGTGCTACAGGAACAGCATTTACTTTTAGCCCTGCTATGATAGCAGCTAAAAATATGGAAAAGAAAATAATGGATCAGCTTGATGAAAGTAATGCATCAAAGCAATTACGATCTACAGCATTTGAAATGGCACTTTTTGGCACAGGTATTATGAAAGGACCATTTGCAATTGATAAAGAATATCCTAATTGGAAAGAGGATGGTGAATATAGCCCTGTAATTAAAACAGTACCATCTACATCTCATGTAAGTGTTTGGAATTTTTATCCAGACCCTGATGCTGATAATATGGATGAGGCTGAGTATGTAATAGAAAGACACAAATTAAGCCGTTCTCAAATGAGAGCATTAAAGAAAAGACCTTTTTTTAGAGAAAATGTAATTGATGAAGTTGTAGCTTTAGGAGAGTCTTACTATAAAAAATACTGGGAAGATGATTTAAATGATTACCAAGTTGATAAAGGAGTACAACGATTTGAAGTACTAGAGTTCTGGGGCATGGTAGAAAGAAAAATGCTTGAAGAAAATGATGTTGATATTCCAAAAGAACTTGATGGTTTAGATGAGCTACAGGCTAATGTATGGGTTTGTAATAATAAAATAATTAGATTAGTGCTTAACCCATTTAAACCTGCAAAAATTCCGTATTATGCTGTACCCTACGAACTAAACCCCTACTCTTTATTCGGGATCGGTATCGCAGAAAACATGGACGATACACAAACTTTGATGAATGGTTTTATGCGTATGGCGGTCGATAATGCGGTCTTATCTGGTAATCTTATCTTTGAAGTAGATGAGACTAACCTTGTGCCTGGACAAGATTTATCTGTATATCCAGGAAAAGTATTTAGAAGACAAGGGGGTGCTCCAGGTCAAGGTATCTTTGGAACTAAGTTTCCAAATGTATCTGCAGAAAATATGCAATTGTTTGATAAAGCAAGAGTACTTGCTGATGAGTCTACAGGATTTCCATCATTTGCTCATGGGCAAACTGGTGTATCTGGTGTAGGTAGAACAGCTAGTGGTATTAGTATGTTAATGAATGCTGCATCTGGTTCAATTAAAACTGTAATTAAAAATACAGATGATTATTTATTAAAACCAATAGGTGAGGCTTTCTTTAGATTTAATATGCAGTTTGATTATTCACCAGAAATAAAAGGTGATTTAGAAGTAAAAGCTAGAGGTACAGAAAGTTTAATGGCTAATGAAGTACGAAGTCAAAGACTAATGCAATTTTTACAAGTAGCAAGTAATCCTGCATTACAACCTTTTGCTAAGTTTCCATATATAATTAGAGAGATTGCTAAATCAATGGAGCTTGATCCAGATAAAGTAACTAATGATATGGCAGAAGCTGCAAGACAAGCAGAGATTATGAAACAACAACAGCCACCTACCCCACCTGCTCCACCTCCACAAGCACAAGGTTTAGGAGTAATGGACCCAACAGGAGGAGGCGGTGGTAATATTGGTGTAGGTCAAGCACCAATACCAGGAGAACAAGGATTTGCAGGAAATGAACAACAACCAAAATCACAAGTACCTCCCCAAGCTCAAGGGGTTGGTCAACCAACCTAATAGTTGGAATGCATTTAAAGAACATTTAGATGTATTACTAGAGGCACAGCACAGAACTATGGAACAGGCTACAGATCCTGTAGATATATACAAAGCACAGGGTGCAGTACAGATGATTAAATATTTAAAAGGACTACGAGATCAAGTTAATGCATCTTTAGAAAGTAAAAAATAATGGAACAACAACAGACTAAAAAAATGTTAAAAAAGAAAAAAGGGATTGATGATGTTAAAACTGAAGATTTAAAATCTACAGATATGATTGTTAAAGAAACTGGCAGACGTATATATAAATCATTTGCAGGTAGACACTCTGAAATAGGTAGATCTATCCCAATAGGTGATAAAGTTTACAACATACCTAGTATACAAAATGGAAAAGTTTTATCAGAAGATAAACTAGCAGATGGTATAAAGTCTAAAAAACTTAAACCTACTAGTGTTCATAATTCTATGGAAGAAGCAATACAAGCATCAAAAAATAGAAGTGACAGTTTAACTACTATGAAAATAACAGATAAATCAAACTATATGCAAGAAGGTGGACTATTACAAGAAGGTGGTACAGTAGACCCTGTAAGTGGTAATGATGTACCTGTAGGTTCTACACAAGAAGAAGTGCGAGATGATATACCTGCACAACTAAGTGAAGGTGAGTTTGTATTTCCTGCAGATGTAGTTCGATTTATAGGACTAGATAATCTTATGAAACTTAGACAAGCTGCTAAAGAAGGTCTTGCTAAGATGGATAGAATGGGACAAATGGGCAATGCAGATGAAGCTGTAGAAGATGACACAGGACCTTTTGATTCAGATATTGATGATGTAATAGGTGAAGTTGAACAGGAAATGGCACAACAATGAAAACCCCTGCTCAATATGATCCAGAAGCAATAAGAAAATTATACAATCCCCAAAGTGTAATTGCTAAACAACAAGCATCTCAAAATCAAAAAAAGCAACAACAAATTCAAAATACTAATCAACAGCAAAAACAAGTATTACAACAACAAAAAAATCCATATCAATCTTTTGTTAGTGGGCCAGAATCTTATACAGACTTTGATGTAGATCAATCTAGAAATAATTTATCAAAACAAATAAAACATCAAATAGGTTACATGGATGCTAGAGGATATAAATATCAAAATCAAAAAGATATGCCTTTTATAGAAGAGCAAATGTCTTTACATTTATCTAAAGCAGGAATAAAAGATTTACGACAGCTAGGTTATGAAGAAACATACGGCCCTGATCTTATAACTGAACTAACTGAAAAAGATGGTAAGTATTTTAAAACTGTTACAGATTATAATAAATCATTAGGGATGGGTGGATATGGTACTAAGTTAGAAGAAGTTGAAGCTACTGATGTACAAGAAACAGAAGTATCAACATCAACAGGATTTGGTCAAACTTCTACTAAAAAAGTTCTTAAAGGTAAAATTAAAGGGCCAAAAACATATCAGTTAATTAATAAAGAAACAGGTGAAAAAGTTGTACAAGGTAAATATGGTGGTGTATTAACTGAATATGAAAAAGGTCAAGGATTTAGATGGGGTAATACTACTCGAACTAAAGGCATGACAGACTTTATGATTAAGTTTGATGAAGAAGGACAGGCTTTAGTTTATCCTAGATATGAAGATACAGCTACAGATTTAAGTGGTGCAATGATGGTAGGTTCTATTGCATTAGCTGCTACAGGTGTAGGAGCAGGATTAGGTGCAAGTCTTATAGGAGGAGCAGGTTCTGTTGCAACACAAACAGCAATAGGTAATGCATTTATTAATGCATCTATTTCTAAACTTACAGGTGGAGATTTTACCAAAACATTTTTAACTAGTGCTGCTGTACCTCTTGTATCTAAAGGTATGAATACTGTATTATCTAATAGTATATTTAAAAATATGCCAGTTGGAGATACTTTTAAAAGAGTTGCAGGATCTGCAATAAATAGATCTGTAACTAGTGGAGTAGTAGCTGCAATAAACGGACAAGATATTGGTAAAGCTATGTATAGAGGTGCTCTTACAGGTGGTATTCAATCAGGTGCTAGTTTAGCAGTAAATAAAATAATGAGTACAGATAGTATGAAGTTCTTAGAAAAAAATACTAACCTAAGTTCAAATGCACTTAAAAATATAACTACTATGGGAATAACTAAAGGTGTGTATAATTTAACACAAGGTAAAAATTTTTCAGATGGTGTAATAGATACAATGGTAGCAAATGGAGTTAGTACTTCTGTAGCTAATAAAATTGGTTCTACATTCAAAGATAACTTTGAAAATAATCCACAGCTATTATCAACAATACAACAAACAAGTGAGAAATTAACAAATTTATATGTTAGATCTGCTATGTCAGGAAAACAAGTATCTCCTGCAATGCTACAACAATTAATATTACAACAAGCAATGCAACCTGTAGTAAAAAAAGGAATACAAAAAACAAAAGAGATTGCTAAAAAAGCAAGAAAGGAAATCGAAAAAGATCCTAGAGATAATTTAGAATTGGCTACCTAACTCCCCCTTACGGCTACGGTTAGCCCCAACGTGAAAGGAATTACAATGGCTGAAGCACAAGCTATGGAAGTACAAAAACAAAAAGTAGTAGGATTTGCAAAAAGAAATACAAAAGAAGATAAAATAAAACAAGAAGAAAAAGAAATAGAAGAATTGCAAAAAGCAATACAAGAAACAGGAGATCAGCCTGTAAAAGAAGAAGTAATAGAACCTGAACCTGATAATGCTGAAGAAAGAAGTTTTAAAAAAAGGTACGGTGATTTAAGAAGATTTGCACAAAAGAAAGAAGGAGATCTTCAAAAGCAGATTGATGAGCTTAAATCTCAATTAGAAACAGCTACTAAGCAACAAATTAAATTGCCTAAGAGTGAAGAAGAATTAGAAGCCTGGGCAACTGAATATCCTGATGTAGCTAAAATAGTTGAAACAATAGCTATTAAAAAATCACAGGAACAGGCAAAAGAGTTAGAGGACAGGATTAAAAAAATTAATGATATGCAAGATGATGCACTGCGAGAAAAAGCAGAAGTTGAATTGCTTAAAAAACATCCTGACTTTGCTGATATTAGAGATCAAGATGAGTTTCATAACTGGGTAGAAATACAACCACAGTGGGTACAAAAAGCTTTATATGAAAATCAACATGATGCTATGTCTGCTTCTAGAGCTATTGACTTATATAAAGCAGATATGGGTATTACTGGTAAAAAATCTAATAAACAAATAGAGAAAGAAGTTGCTAAATCTGTTAAGGTTTCTTCTAAAGAATCTCCTGAAGCTATGGCAGAGGGTAGTACTTTTAAAGAATCAGAAGTAGAAAAAATGCAACCTGCTGAGTATGAAGCTAAACAGGATGCTATAATAGCAGCTATGAGATCAGGAAATTTTATCTATGATTTGACAGGTTCTGCTAGATAGTACTTGACATTCAAGGATTTATCTATAAAACTGTAAGTCAACATAGGTCTAGTTATACCTTGCCCACATTGTGATACCAAGGATATAGCTAAAATAAAGACAACGCAACGAACAATTTAAGGATTACCTGAGACTTAATTGCCCATACTATACAGCTAAATAGTATGCACCAATAAAAGACAGCCCCAAAAGGAATTGTGTA